CTATGACGGTAAGGGGGGTAAACAACACAATGCTTCTGTATTGTCAGATAAGATTGGTATGGGTATTAACCAAAGAATTTCAGGTTCAAGAAAGGCTGACTCTAAATGGGAAAACACTTTGATAATTATCAATCAACCTTGGGTTGAATTACCTGATAATCCATTTGGACAACCAAAGATTATGGCTAAAGGTGGAAACGCTGTATGGTTGAACTCATCATTGGTATTCTTATTCGGTAATCAAAAAGGTGCTGGTACAACAAAGATTACTGCAACTAAAGACAAACGTTCTGTTAAGTTTGCGGTTAGAAGTAAGGTATCTGTATTAAAGAACCACATCAATGGTTTAGGATTTGATGATGGTAGAATTATTGTTACACCACACGGGTTCTTAGCAGGTAAGGAATCAACAGAAGAAAAAGCTTCTATTGAGAAATACAAAAAAGAATATGCTGAATATTGGAAAGATATTATCGGTACGGATGGTGATTTTGATTTAAAAGAAGAGAGAGAAGATTAGTAACCCTTTAAATAAACAATGTGTCTAAAACTTTATTGGTAGATGGTGATAACCTTTTTAAGATTGGCTTTCACGGCGTTAAAGAACTTTATAATGATGGGGCTCACGTTGGGGGTGTTTATCATTTTATTAATACTCTTCGCCGATTCTTGGATGAACACAACCACGACAAAGTCGTAGTCTTTTGGGACGGAGATTCCAATTCCTCAATTAGAAAAGCAATATATCCACAGTATAAGGGAAACCGAAGACAGGATATGAATGAATACAAATACGAGTCTTACTTGCAACAAAAGGCAAGAGTAAAGACGTATTTGGAGGAGGTGTTTGTTCGACAAGTTGAGATGATTAACAATGAAGCCGATGACCTTATTGCTCACTATTGTAAGATAGCCACAGAAGAAAAAATTATTATATTCTCTGCAGACAAAGACTTAACCCAATTGATATCAGAAAGGGTTACCATCTATTCTCCAATTTACAAACAATATTTCAAAAACGGTGACAAGATTTCTATCAACAAGGTAAACATTCCTCATCAGAATGTAACCGTGTGTAAAATCTTTACAGGAGACAAATCAGATAACATCGATGGTATCGAGGGTTTGGGTGAAAAAACCCTTGTTAAATTATTCCCACAAATGCAGGAAAAAACCTGCACTGTCGAAGAATTATTGGATAATGCCCGAAATATCCCGCAAAAGAAACCTATAAAAAGTTTATCAAATATTTTGACTGGTAAGACAAAAAGCGGTATACTTGGAGAAGAGTTCTACAGAATAAATTCCAAAATTGTTAACCTTCACGAACCTCTAATCACAGATGAGGGTAAACAACTGGTAGAACAAATTCACACCGATACAATTGACCCCACCGATAGAGGATACAAGAACTTAATGAGACTGATGATGGAAGACGGTCTTTTTAATTACCTTCCCAAGAACGATGAGGCTTGGGTAAACTTCCTAAAACCATTCATGAAATTAACTCGAAAAGAAAAACGAAACACAAACAAAAATTAAAACTATGAAAGAGCAAGACAGCACGAAGATGGAATTTTTGCTAACTTTAAACGACAACATTGTCGTTCAAAGATTCTTTAATGTAAGAGGGTATAACCCGAAGGCAAAGAACTCGGTTGAGTTGTATGAATACATTAAAGGACTCAAAGAAGACCTTGATTATTATCTTAAGATGAAGACGGTTATCTACATGATGGATAACAAAGAATCTATTATTCATGACCCAAAGATTATGGAGACTTCATTCACTGAAGGACCTGAAATTTTCAACCTCTATGTAAAGGTTGGAGAACAGACAATTTGTCAGAGAATTTTTGATGGAAAAAAGTTTCCGCCAAAAGTTCGTTATACGGTTGACGTAAGACCATTTTTGAAAGATGTTCTTCGCGAATTGACTGACATTTTTTCAAACAACGAATTAAGTTACGATTATTTGGAATTTGATTTAAGTAAGTAAGTATTTAATAATATAGAGGGGTAAGTTACAATTTATGAATAAGAATTTCGATTATTTAGGCAATCAGTTTCAGATACAATTATTAAACCAAATCATAGAGGACAAGGAATTTTCTTCATCTATAATGGATGTAATTGAATCTTCATACTTTGATAACAAGTATTTCAAAATCATCATTCAGATGATTAAAGAATATTTCAAGAAATATGAATCAACTCCCAACTTTGATACATTAGAGCAGATTGTTAAGTCTGAGGTTTCTCAGGAACTCGTTGCTAAAATTGTTTTAGATACCCTCAAACAAGTTAAAGAAGCTCCATTCGAAGGAACAGTATTTGTTCAAGAGAAGGCTTTGAAATTCTGTAAACAACAAGAGTTACAGAAGGCTATGGATAGGGCACAGAAAATCATCACTGAAGGTGACTTCGAATCTTATGACAAAGTCGAGGGATTAGTTAGAGAAGCTTTACAGGTTGGTCAAACAGACAAAGGAACATCAGATATCTTTACAGGATTAGAAACCGTGTTAGATGAAGACTATCGTCATCCTATTCCAATGGGTATTCCAGGTATTGACAAACTACTTAAGGGTGGTTTGGCTAAAGGTGAGATTGGAGTTATCTTAGCACCAACAGGTGTTGGTAAGACTACAATCTTAACAAAGATAGCGAATACCGCGTTCAATATGGGATACAACGTTCTCCAAGTATTTTTTGAAGACAACCCGAAGATTGTTCAAAGAAAACACTTTACGATATGGACTGGTATTGAACCCGATAATCTTGCAAACCACAAAGAAGAGGTTATGTCTAAGATTACCGAGATTCAAGAAACAATGAAAAACAAATTGGTCCTTAAGAAACTTGCGTCAGATACTATGACCATGAATCAACTTAAGAATCAAGTTAGAAAAATGATTGCAGACGGAAACAAAATTGATTTAATTTTGTTGGATTATATTGATTGTGTTCTACCCGAATCAAGTGCGAAAGACGAATGGAAAGCCGAAGGTTCTGTAATGAGAGGGTTCGAGGCAATGTGTCACGAATTGAATCTTGTTGGATGGACTGCCACACAAGGTAATAGGTCTTCAATTTCCTCTGAAGTTGTAACGACTGACCAAATGGGTGGGTCGATTAAAAAGGCTCAGGTTGGTCACGTAATCATCACTGTTGCAAAAACACTTCAGCAAAAGGAAATGAACTTGGCGACAATCGCTATCACAAAATCCCGTCTTGGTAAGGACGGTGTTGTTTTTGAAAACTGTAAATTCAATAATGAATTGTTAGAGATTGATACTGAATCATCAGTAACATTCTTAGGTTTTGAAGAACAACAAGAAGAAAGAAAAAGAGATAGAGTTAAGGAGCTTCTTGAAAAAAGAAAAGAAAGAGAAGCGCAGCAAAAAACAACTTAATTAAATATCTACTTTTTTCAAAAAAAACTTATTTTTTTTATCAAAATTAATGGTCAGTTATATGCCGACCACATATTTATCATTAAAATCAACGATTTTTTGATAAAAAAACTACATTTAAAATTTAAACAATGGACATTTCAAACAGGATTTTATCGGAGATTACAGTGTATATGAAATACGCTAAGTATATTCCAGAACTAAAGAGAAGAGAGACATGGCAAGAACTTGTCACAAGAAACATGGATATGCACATCAAGCAGTATCCAGAAATCGAAAAGGAGATTAGAGAGAATTACATGTATGTTTACAGAAAGCAAGTATTACCCTCAATGAGGTCAATGCAGTTCGCAGGTAAACCAATTGAAATTTCACCTAACAGAATTTACAATTGTGCCTTTGCACCGATTGATGACTGGAGAGTATTCTCTGAAATCATGTTCTTACTTTTGGGTGGAACAGGTGTAGGTTATTCAGTTCAGAAACATCACGTTGATGTTTTACCTGAAATCAGAAAACCAAATAAAGAAAGAGGAAGAAGATGGTTGGTTGCTGACTCAATCGAAGGATGGGCTGATGCTGTTAAAGTGTTGGTTAAATCATATTTCTTCGGTGGTTCAAAAATTGAATTTGATTTTTCAGACATTAGACCTAAAGGAGCAAGACTTGTTACTTCAGGAGGTAAAGCACCTGGTGCTCAACCACTTAAAGAATGTCTTATCAAATTGGAAGGTATTCTTGATTCAAAAGAAAATGGTGAAAAACTAAGACCAATTGAAGTTCATGATATTGTTTGTCATATTGCAGACGCAGTATTGGCTGGTGGTATCAGAAGAGCGGCACTTATCTCATTATTCTCAGCGACTGATGAAGAAATGATTGGTTGTAAAAGTGGGGCATGGTGGGAAACAAATCCACAAAGAGGTAGAGCTAATAACTCAGCAGTTTTAATGAGACACAAAATCACCAAAGACTACTTCATGGATTTATGGAAGAGAATTGAAGCAAGTGGAGCGGGTGAACCTGGTATCTACTTATCAAACGATAAAGATTGGGGAACAAACCCTTGTTGTGAAATTGCATTAAGACCATTCCAATTCTGTAACCTTACAGAGGTTAACGTATCTAACGTTGCATCTCAAGAAGATTATGAAGATAGAGTTAGAGCGGCTTCTTTCATCGGAACATTACAGGCGGGATACACAGACTTCCACTACCTAAGACCAATTTGGCAAAGAACCACTGAAAAAGATGCGTTAATTGGAATTTCAATGACAGGTATCGGTTCAGGTGCGGTTTTAGGTTTGAATATGAAATCTGCTGCTAAGGTAGTTAAAGAAGAAAACAAAAGAGTTGCTGAGTTAATAAAGATTAATCCTTCTGCAAGAACAACAACAGTTAAACCTGCGGGAACAACATCTTTAACATTAGGAACATCTTCAGGTATCCACGCTTGGCATAATGATTATTATATCAGAAGAGTTAGAGTTGGAAAGAATGAAGCAATTTATTCACACTTGAAGACTAATCACCCTGAATTAGTTGAAGATGAATACTTTAGACCACACGACACAGCGGTTATTGGAATTCCACAAAAAGCACCTGAGGGGTCAATCTTAAGAAACGAATCACCGATTCAATTATTGGAAAGAGTGAAGAAAGTTCAACAAGAGTGGATTAAACCAGGACATAGAAATGGCCGGCAGTTGGTGAGTGGATGTGGGATAACAAAGAAGCATATAATGGATTATCAGTTCTTCCTTATGACGGAGGAACGTATATTCAAGCACCATTTGAAGACTGCACCAAAGAAAAGTATGAGGAATTAATGGAAACACTTAAAGATGTTGATTTATCCAAAATTATTGAAATGGATGATGATACTGATTTGAGAGGTGAAGCGGCTTGTGCTGGAGGAGCATGTGAAATTACATTAGTATAAAATGGAATCACAAAATATAAAAAGGGAGAAGCCAAAACTTCTCCCTTCTCATTTTTATGAAGAAAATGGTAGAACGGTATTCACTGAGGAATATCATGTAGAGAGAGGATATTGTTGTGGGAATGGGTGCAGGCATTGTCCGTTTGAACCTAAGGCTCAAAAAGGAAATATCTATTTAAGAAAAAAATAATCCAAGTATATTTATCTCATATGGCAGATGGAGTTACATATGGTATAAATTTCCCATTTCAGGATTCAACACGAGGTGATTATTTACAACTAACCGAGTTTCAAAGACAAGAGGTTAGAGCGGATTTAATTCATCTATTGTTGACAAGAAAAGGTTCAAGATATTATCTCCCTGATTTTGGGACAAGACTTTACGAATATGTCTTTGAACCTTTTGATGGATTAACATTCAGTGCGATTGAAGCGGACATTAGAGATTCAATTCAAAGATACATGCCAAACTTGTTAGTTAATAAAATAACTATCGAACCTGCGGATGCCGCAAATGAAACAGACACTCAAGCAAATACAACAAGTGTTGGTGATGCTAAAATGTATGACATATATAGATTACCTGGTAAAGGGACTGCAGACTACACTGCAAAAATTAAAATAGATTACGCAACAAACTCACAAACATTTAGTGAGAGTGATTTTATAATTATCAATATTTAAGATAGATGGCAAATCGTAAAATATCATATACTACAAGAGATTATCAAGGTGTAAGAGCTGAACTTATCAACTATGTTAGAACGTATTATCCTGAATTAATTCAAGATTTTAACGATGCATCTGTATTCTCAGTATTCTTAGACTTAAACGCCGCTATTTCAGATAATTTAAATTATCAAATTGATAGAAGTATACAGGAAACTGTTCTTCAATATGCACAACAAAAGTCTTCAATTTATAACATTGCCAGAACATATGGTTTAAAGATACCAGGTCAAAGACCATCAGTTGCTTTAGTAGATTTTTCAATAACAGTTCCAGCTTTCGGTGATAAAGAAGATGAAAGATACCTGGGAACTTTGTTAAGAGGTTCACAAGTTGTTGGTGCGGGTATTGTTTTTGAAAACGTAAACGACATTGATTTTACATCACCATATAACTCAGAAGGTTTTCCTAATAGATTAAAAATACCTAACTTCAATGCTAACGGTGTTCTTGTAAATTATACAATAACTAAAAGAGAAGTTGTTGTTAACGGTATCACCAAAGTATTCAAGAGAGTTATCACACCTAACGATGTTAAGCCATTCTTTGAATTGTTTTTACCTGAGAAAAATGTTTTGGGTATAACAAGTGTTCTTCTAAAGAACGGGACACAATATACTAACATTCCAACTACTGCTGAATTTATTGGAATAGAAAACAGATGGTATGAAGTTGATGCTTTAGCAGAAGACAGAGTATTCATCGAAGACCCAACTAAAGTTTCTGACCAACCTGGTATTAAAGTTGGTAGATATATTCAGACACAAAACAGATTCATCACAGAATTTACACCTGAAGGATTCAAAAAAATGACTTTTGGTGGTGGAACAAACACCGCTCAAGACGCCTTAGACCAATTCACTACAGTTGGTGCAACATTGGACCTTCAAAAATATTCAAACAATTTATCTTTAGGTTCAGCATTAACACCAAACTCAACATTGTTTGTTCAATACAGAGTTGGTGGTGGTTTGGCAACTAACTTGGGAACTAATATTATCAATCAGGTAGGAACCGTAAACTTCTTTGTTAATGGTCCTTCGGAGTCAACCAACTCAGCTGTTGTTAACTCATTAAGATGTAACAACGTTACTGCTGCAATTGGAGGGGCTGGTGTTCCTTCACTTGAAGAGATAAGAAATTATGTATCATTCAACTTCGCAGCACAAAAAAGAGCTGTTACAGTTCAAGATTATGAATCAATCTTGAGAAACATGCCTTCACAATACGGAGCACCTGCAAAAGTATCAATCACAGAAAATGATAATAAAATTTTGATTCAAATATTATCTTATGATACTTCAGGAAAACTTACAAGTATTGTTTCTAACACTTTGAGACAAAATATTGCAAATTATCTTTCTAACTATAGAATGATGAACGATTATATTTCAATATTAAGTGCTGAAGTCATAGATTTGAGTGTTGATGTTTCTATTGTTTTAGATTCTGCTCAGAACTCAGGTCAGGTTATATCTGATGTAATCGATAAAGTTTCATCTTATTTCAATCCTCAAACAAGACAACTTGGTCAGAATGTGTATCTTTCAGAACTTAAGAGTATCATACAAGATTCTAATGGAGTATTGACAGTTACAAGTGTTGATGTATTCAATGAGGTTGGAGGACAATACTCATCTGCAGAAACATCTATGGAATATTCAAATGCTGAAACAAAGGCTATCGGACCTGTTGACGACACTATTTTCGCTCAACCAAATCAGGTATATCAAATCAGATATCCAAATAAAGACATTAGAGTATCAGTTAAGAATTTCCAAACAGTTACATTCTCTTAACAAGTTTATTTATTTCATTATTGAGTTATAATTCTAATGTGTGTTCCCAAAAAAATTCACATTAACTATTTATAACTAAACATCTCAATGGGTCAATCGTATAGGATTAGGACCGAACTCGGTGTTAACAAGACGATAAACGTTCAAATAGACCAAGAGTTCGAATTTCTCGAGATTTTGTCTCTCAAGTTACAACAGGAGGACATTTATGTCAGAGCTTGCTCTGATTATGGTGTTCTTGTTGGAAGAGTTACCGCAAATAATGGGTTAGGGGTTCCTAATGCCCGAGTTGCTGTTTTTATTCCTATCGATGTTGTTGACCAATCAAATCCAATCATAACATCAATTTATCCTTATAGGTCTGTTGATGATAGAAATGAAGATGGTTATAGATATAACCTACTTCCATATGAGAAATCATATTCAAAACATGCTGCCACAGGAACATTACCATCGAGAATTGATGCGTTAACAGCCACAACAGTTGTGGACATATACGACAAATACTATAAGTTTACAGCGAAGACAAACGAAAGTGGAGACTATATGATTATGGGTGTTCCACTTGGTATTCAAAACATCTTGATGGACGTGGATTTATCTGACATAGGTGAATTCTCTCTAACACCACAAGATTTGATTAGGATAGGTTTGGCAACAGATGCTCAGGTTGCTGGTGATACTTTTAGAACCTCAACAGACTTAAACTCATTACCACAAATTATTTCAATAAATAAACAGATTGAAATTTCACCACTTTGGGGTGAACCTTCAATTTGTCAAATAGCCATCAACAGATTAGATTTTGATTTAAGAGATGATGCCAATGTTGATATCCAACCAACCTCTGTTTTCATAGGCTCGATTTATTCTACACCTGACACATTAAGAATTAAAGGAGGTAGAGATGGACTGAGCGCAAAATTAAGAGATAATTTTGGAAATTTATGTCAACTGCAAGCAGGACCGGGTCAGATATTGGCAATAAGACAGACAATACAAATTGATTCTGACGGAAATCCAATATTAGAAGAATATAGATTAGAACAAAGTGGGAATATAATCGACGGAAATGGTTCATGGTTAACAGAATTACCAATGAATTTAGATTATATTGTTACTAATGAGTTTGGGGAAAAAGTTTTATCTAATGACCCAACGATTGGTATTCCAACTAAAGCAAAATATAGATTCAAAATTAAATGGCAACAATCTAATGAACTATCAGAGCAAACGAGACGACCATATTATTTAGTTCCAAATGTTAGGGAGTATGGTTGGTCGAACAACGCCTCGGACCCAAATCTTACAGGAGGTAATGATAGATTAGCAAGTTCATATTACTTTGGATTAGATTGGTCGGGATACACAAAAGGTTTTACAACCACTCAGAGAACTAAAAAATTAGATGAAATGATTGATTGTCAAGATACTTTCTATCAATTCAGTTTTAACAGGGTATATACGGTCTCAGCTTTAATTGACCAGTATAAAAGTGGTGGTAGAGGAAAGTTTGTTGGAATCAAAGAAATCGATAGTAATGAGTGCGCGGACTCTGTTAATAAATTCCCGGTAAACGAAGGGTTTAGAAATTTTGATTTTTTATATTTTCTATTTGCAATCATTTTTCAAGTCATACAAATAATAGGTATTCCATTATTGGTTCTTTATCACTTCGTGGCTTGGTTATATAATAATTTTGCTGTGGTTGTGGTTGGTATTTTAATTGGTTTTGCAACAAAGGCATTAATTCAAACAGGTATTGAAGGGTATGCGTTCATTGTCGCGGCATCAGGTAATCCATTTACGTGGAATATGTTCCTTGCTGCAGGTTCAATCTTTTTAAGATTAGCGTTTTATACATTCCTAATACAACAATTGATTAAAAACTTTGGAAAACTAACTTCTTACAATTTTGACCCTATCAAATTGGCGATGATACAATACCCTGATTGTCAAGCATGTCAGTGTAACAATGGTAATATTACTCCTTCCACAATAAGTAGGGAGGATGTTCCACCAACTCCATCACAATTAACACAAGTATCTGGGACAGAATCATATACTCAAACGTTAGAGGCTTATCTTTCCACGAGACCACAAATAACAAATATTACGAATCAAAGTGATGAAAATTATGACAGTATTTTAAATACTGTTGCTAGTGCAAACGGTCAAGCTTTATCAGGTGTGCCAGGAAGTGCCAAGAATCCTAAAATTTATCACACAACTCGTTCGCAGAGGTTTGGAAGAGTAAATGGAGATAGTCAAACAGAAATGTTTGGACTTAGTTTTGATTTACCAATTGGTGAAAGAATAAACGTATATAATCTTAGGTCTAAGTTTTTTGATAACACGAATAAAATCAAAGTAACTTTTGCAACAAATCAAAACCAAGGGTTCCATTATGATAATACTTTAACAGTATTAACATCTGGTGATTATAACCCTGGCGATTTAATAACTTTTGTAAATCCTGCATTATCACAAGACCCCAACTACAGATGGACAGGGACGACAATGGGTGGAAAAGTAATTAATGGTCTCACAGGTAAGGTGCCAACAGGAATAATACCAATAACGGTTAATTATGCAACATCTCAAACAACGGATGCTACTACAAACTATACTTTACCTACAGGTTTTACACCTACTTGTGTAACAAGTGTGACTATCAATGTAACTGAAGCTGGTGAAGTTTCTTATCAAACTTGTTATGGTGCAAAAAGTGCAACAACTAAATCTTTAGGAGTCCATACAATTGCAGATGTAGATTGTATTAATTTAAGTTCATTGGGAGGACTTGCAACTTATACCGTTACAGGATATGGGGATGAGTGTAGAGGATACGACTACCCGATGGATATAGAATACTACCAAGTTATTACTGCAATAACAGTAACCAAAACAGTTATAAATAATTCTCCTGTATATTCTTTACCAAACTTAGCACCAGTCAATTCTAATGGAATAACCGCAAACCCAAGTTTTTGGAATCAACTAATACAACCTTCAACAATCATTACTTTTGATAAATGCAAACGTGATTTTTGGGGGACTAATCCAACGACTGCCACTATTCCGCCAGGGATGTATTTTGAAAAGTTGAATGCAACTTATTTGAATGAATTCGAAACACAAAAAGTTCTCATTTTACAAAGAGGTGTTGACCCGTATTCTCCGCAATATGTTAACAAATATGGTATTGGTAGAATCTTAGGATATACTAATGAGGATGATGTGGTTATAACTGCGTCAACAAGGGTAAACGTGCCAATACAAAAACTTCCCGCGGGTTCTACAACAACAGTTCAACAACATAACGTTCAGAGTAACATATTTTACCAGTCTAATTTCTTCCAACCGATTAACCCTCCTGTGAGCACACCAGGTCTAACGTTCAGTGGATTTTCAACTCCACTTGTGGGTTTTTACGGAGCATTAGATAGTAACACTAGTTCGATTACCGCATTAGGTAATTCTTATTACTCCAACAATTATATAGACACGACATCAAATGGAGGTGTAATAAGCAAACTAAATAACCTTTTTGTTCAAGGCAATACTAATCCTGCACCATACCCACCTGGATTTTTTATTGGCACAACAGAAACAAGGTATAATAATTCAGATGATTTATCAGGTGGTGCAATTTTGGATGGTAATTATGCCGACGAAAACATGTCATTTATTATTACTGGTTGTAGGTCGGCATCATATTCTAAGTATAATGCATCCACAGAGCAACTTTATTTCAGCCCATCTTTACTTCCGACATTTAGTGCTACACCCCTAAACTTAACAACTGCTCAAACTGTTATGAGAACAGATAGATTACCATCATCAGATTATGCAGATAATGGTGGTAACTGGAATGGAAGTGTTTCATTATTACAACAAAATTTAGGGTTTCAAGTATATAACCTAAACTCAGGAGATGGAGTTGCGGGTGTAACTTTCAGTCAAGGTGCTGATACAATAACTGCGGATATT